CCAAATATTATTTTGCTGAACACTTATAAGAAGCGCGTTGAGTACCCAGACTTGAAAAAGGATGTTTTGCATGAGTACAAAATGTTTGACCCAGACGGAGTGCTCATTGAGAAGAAAGCGTCCGGAGCCCCGCTCATTTATGACTTACGTGCTATGGGTATACCCGTGCAAGACTACACACCCTCAAAAGGCCAAGACAAAATTGCCCGTCTTAATTCAGTATCGGACATAATAGCGTCTGGGAAAGTATGGGTTCCACGAACTAGGTGGGCTGAAGAATTAGTAGATGAGATCGCAGCATTTCCGTCCGGCTAGCATGATGACTTGGTGGACGCAACAACACTTGCACTAATGAGATTTAGACAGGGCGGGTTCCTTCGTCTGCCAATAGACGAGCCCGAGGACATTCAATGGTTTAAGGGACACAAGTCCCGCGAAAAGTATTACACAGTTTAGGGAAAAAACATGGCAACGAGCAGTATGACATACCCAGAAATAATTGAGGGTTACAGGGCCAACCCAAAAAATAAATTTGGCGCTAAAGACTATATGGAAACAAAACCTAAATTTTTTAATCCTAAGGTTATAGAGACATTTACCAGGGCCGCAGCCGATGGGACAAGATACGGAGTCCCCGTTCTAGAACCCAAACAACTTGCCAATATGGCTTTGCATGAGGGGCGGGAAGATTTTGGAATGAATGACAACGGGATTGATTACAACAATAAAAGACAAGTTGAGTTATCCCGTCAACTACAAAGAGATGGACATGATGAAGAGGCGGCTAACTTTGCGGCTGCCATTATGGGTAAATATGAAGTAGCAAACCGTACAAACAAACCTTTTTTACAGGTATGGAACGGCAAGGGAAAGAAGGCGGAGCAGTATGCTAGAGATTCTGAGGCAGAGAGTTATGCAGCAGAACATCCTAAGAATCAACAGCTTTTAGATTTTATTAATGAGCATTACAACGATGCTTTACCGGCATACAACATTCCTTTTGACCCGGGTCCACAAAAACAGTTTAAACACGGCGGGGTTGTAAAGGCAATCAAAGGCAACAACAAGTTAATTTAAGGAAAAAACATGGCAACAAGTAGTATAGACAAAGGCCCCTATCAAGCACCTCAGGGAATTAGTGCGGCAGTTGGCCCAGCAATCGAGATTGAGATTGAGGTACCCCAGGAGGAAGAAAATACAGAGGTTGAGCTCGCTCCTGGAGTTGTTCATGAAGACCTAACTGAATTTGATACTAACTTGGTTGAGCATATGGACCAACGTGTGCTGGACTCACTTGGCAAAGATTTGGTTGAAGAGTTTGACAAAGATACGATGGACAGGAAAGATTGGATTAAGACGTATGTCGATGGTCTGAAGTTACTGGGTCTAAAGTATGAAGACAGGACTGAGCCTTGGCAGGGTGCTTGTGGTGTGTTCCATCCGATGCTCACCGAGTCAGTAGTTAGGTTCCAGTCAGAAGCCATGATGGAGACTTTCCCAGCGATGGGACCAGTGAAGACCAAGATCATTGGGCTTGACAACATTGAGACGCAAGAGGCGGCTGGGCGCGTATCTGAGGATATGAACTATGAGCTAATGGAGGTGATGACTGAGTATAGGACGGAGCATGAGAAGCTCCTTTGGTCGCTCCCACTTGCAGGTTCTGCGTTTAAGAAGGTGTACTTTGACCCAACCAAGGGTCGTCAAGTTGCGATGTTTATACCGGCGGAGGACGTGGTTGTACCGTATGGTGTAAGTAATTTAGAAGGTGCTGAGCGTATCACGCACGTGATGCGTAAGACTGAGAATGAAGTTGCCAAGCTCATGGACTCGGGGTTTTATGCTGATATAGATTTGGGTGACCCGAGCCATCAGTTAGACGAGATTGAGAAAGAAAAAGCAGAAGAGATGGGCATGTCAGCCCTGCAGGATGACAGATACCGCATACTTGAGATGCACGTAGACCTGGACTTAGATGGGTTTGAACACAAAAATAAGAAAGGCGTTAAGACAGGTATAGCACTGCCTTACGTCGTTACAGTAGAGAAAGGTACCCAGAAGGTACTGTCAATCAGGAGAAATTGGCGTGAAGGAGATAAGCTACATCTTAAAAGAGAGCATTTTGTTCATTATCAATATATTCCTGGTTTCGGTTTTTATGGTTATGGTCTTATTCATCTTATTGGTGGATACGCTAAATCAGCTACTATGCTCATCCGTCAGTTGGTTGATGCAGGAACCCTTAGTAACCTTCCTGGTGGGCTTAAGTCTCGCGGTCTTCGTGTTAAGGGCGATGACACTCCAATAGCACCTGGAGAATTTAGAGACGTAGATGTACCCTCAGGAAGTATCCGTGACAATATCTTACCACTTCCCTACAAAGAGCCAAGCCAAGTTCTGTTTGCGTTGTTCCAAGATATTGTTCAAGAAGGCCGTGCATTCGCGTCTTCTGGGGATATTAAAGTTAGCGATATGTCCAGCCAGGCACCCGTGGGTACGACGCTGGCAATCTTGGAGCGCACTCTTAAAGTAATGACAGCGGTTCAAAGCCGACTCCATTACGCGATGAAACAAGAGTTCAAGTTACTTAAAGAGCTTATTCAAGCCGATACACCGGAGGATTATGATTACACACCTGAAGAAGGTTCTAAGTCAGCTAAGCAGTCAGACTACGACTTGGTTGATATTATTCCTGTTAGCGACCCTAACGCTGCGACAATGGCGCAGAAAATCACGCAGTATCAGGCTGTTCTTCAGTTAGCCCAGTCAGCCCCGCAACTTTACAACTTACCCCTGTTACACAGACAGATGATTGAGGTCCTAGGAGTTAAAAATGCTGCGAAGCTCGTGCCGATGGAAGAGGATCAAGTACCAATGGATCCTATACAGGAGAATCAAGATCTTCTAAATATGAAGCCAGCCAAGGCTTTCATGGAGCAGAACCACCAGGCTCACATCACAGTTCACATGGGACTACTGCAGGACCCACATATTATGCAGTTGATGCAGAATAACCCACAAGCTCAGATGATTCAGGCCGCAGTTATGGCTCACGTCAACGAGCACTTAGGGTTTGAGTACCGCAGACAGGTCGAGCAGATCGCTGGCGCTACGCTCCCAGTTGAGGACAAAGAGGGCACATATCCCAAAGTTGACCCACAGATGGCAGACCAGATCGCTCAGTACGCAGCCCAGGCAGCTCAGCAGTTACTACAACAGAACCAGCAGATGGCTCAGCAACAAGCCGCCCAGCAGCAACAACAAGACCCGATGGTTCAGATGCAGCAGCAAGAGCTCCAGCTCAAGCAGCAGGACTTACAACTCAAAGCTCAGAAACAACAAGCTGACGCTCAAGAGAAACAAGCCCGCATACAGATCGAGGCAGCTCGTATCCAAGCTCAGAAAGAGATCGCTCAGATGCAGGTGGCTGCAACGACAGCCGCAGCGCAGGACAAGCTCAAACAGTCAGCCATATTTGACCATATGAAGATGCAGAACCAGAACCACCTTGAGGGTATGAAGATGGGTATAGACGCATCTAAACATAAGGCCGAGCTCAACTCTAAGAACAAGGTAGAGGGCATGAAGGCTGGTATAGACGTAGCTAAGCATCACAAAGAGATGCAGATGAATCAGTACGAGATTGACAAACGCTCAGCAGATCAGAAGAACATTGCCCGCCTATCCGCCGAGAAAGCGGCTCAAAAACCTGAACCAACGAAGGCTAAAGAATGAAAGAAAAGGCAACATTCTCTTACCACATGCACATAGAACGTCAGAAACAGATTGACTATCTAATTAGTGGAAGATGCGTAGATTTCGCCGAATATCGGCACCTCTGTGGGATTATCCGGGGTCTTGAACTCTCAGAGCAAATCGTAGATGACCTCGTGCAAAAACTGGAGAAAGAAGATGAATTTTGATGTAAACGCTGTGGACTTATCTGGCATCCTTAATAAAGACGCTGAAGATAAAGCCAAACAGTTGCCCGACCCAAAGACGTTTCACTTATTGTGCGTTGTTCCCGAAGCAATGGAGGAATACCAAGACAGTGAAGTAGGTCTTATCAAATCTAGCCAAGCTATGCACTTCGAAGAAGTACTGACCCCAGTATTATTCGTAGTAAAAATAGGTCCCGACGCTTATAAAGATGCTACCAGGTTCCCATCTGGCCCCTCTTGTAAAGAAGGCGACTTTGTTATTTGCCGACCAAATTCAGGCACACGTCTGAAGATTCATGGTCGTGAGTTCCGCATTATCAACGACGATTCCGTTGAAGCGGTTGTACAAGATCCACGCGGAATTACCCGCGCTGCTTAAGGAAAAATCATGGCAACATTTAGAGGCGACGAGTTTAGGTTCCCCGACGAAGAAGATACTACAGTTAGGAACGCTAACGAGGAGAAGTTTGAGATTGAGATCGAGGACGATACACCTCCAGAAGACAGGGGCCGCAAGCCAATGGCTAAGCCCCCAGAAGACCCAACGGATGACGAATTAGCCAGCTATGACGAGAAAGTCCAAGCTAGGATTAAGAAGTTTACCCGTGGCTACCATGACGAACGTAGAGCCAAAGAAGAAGCGCTTCGTGAGCGCCAAGCTGCTGAAGCCTATGCCCGTCAAATCCTAGAGGAAAACAAACGACTACAGCAACAAATCGCTGCTGGTTCTAAAGCCTACATTGACACTTCTAAAGAAGCTGCAGAAGCTCAGTTGCACGCAGCCAAAGAGAAGTTCACTAAAGCATACGAGGCAGGAGACGCAGTTGCACAAGCTGAAGCTCAAGCCGCTATTGCCGAGGCAACAGTTAGGGCAAGTCGAGTATCCGATATGAAGCCTGTGGAGGTCGAGGAACGACAATTCCAGCCCGCCTCACAACAACAGCCCGAGCCTGTTAAGCTGCATCCACGTACTCAAAAGTGGGTAGATAACAACAGTGATTGGTACGGTGTTGACGAGGAAATGACTTCTGCCGCAGTTGGGCTTGACAAGAAGCTGCAACGCGAGTATGGTAACGACTTTATAGGTACTGAAAAGTACTTTCAACTCATCGATAAAACGATGCGCAAGAGATTCCCTGAACATTTTGAAGATGTTCAGAGCCAAGATTCCGACGAATACGAAGAAGAAATTCCTCAGCGTCGTGCAACAAAACCAGCGTCTGTAGTGGCCCCAGCCTCTCGCAGCACGCCGCCGTCCCGTATGAGACTTAAAGCATCAGAAGCTACTATCGCGCGTAGGCTTGGGGTGCCCCTGGAAGAATACGGAAGACACGCTGCTTTACTTAGAAAAGGTGCTTAATCATGTCAGAAACAAAACAAAACCGCTTAGACCGTGAACTTGATGCTCGTAACGTGACGTTTAAACGTCCCGAGATGTGGAAACCTCCAGAGGTTTTACCTAGCCCAGAGCCTAGAGCAGGCTGGAATCATCGTTGGGTACGGACAAGTACTTTGGGTAATTCTGACCCAAGCAACATTTCTTCTAAGTTACGAGAGGGATATGAGCCCTGCAAAGCAGAGGATTATCCCGAGCTAATGATGCACGCATCTACTGAAGGTCGCTTTAAAGGCAACATTGAGGTAGGTGGATTAGTGTTATGTCGGATTCCAACTGAGTTTGAACAACAACGCGACGCGTATTACGCCAAGCAAAACCAAGCACAAATGGACTCCGTAGATAACAGTTTTATGCGCCAGAGTGACCCACGTATGCCTTTGTTCGCAGAGCGCAAATCGCAGGTGAGCTTTGGTAAAGGTACTTCTTAATTTTTTGGAGTTTTAAATGGCATATCCTATCGTTCCCGCAGCTTACGGCCTAAAGCCTGTAAGCTTAGCTGGTGGTAGAGTGTATTCTGGTTCTACCAGACTCATTCCTATCGCTTCCAACTACGGATACAACATGTTTGATGGTGACGTTGTCACTGCAAGCGGTGGTTCCTTAGTCGTTACAACTCTTGGTGCAGCATCGTCTCCTGTTGCCGGTACTATTGGTGTTTTTGTTGGCGCTCAATACGTCAACTCAATGAGCCAAACAGTCCGTGCACAGTTCTATGCAGCTAACACAATCACAAATACACTTTACGGGCCTAACAGCTTG